AAGAGATATACATACACTCGATTTTGGTGGCCTCCACCAGTCGAAACACCTGCATCAGCGCGTTGGGATGAACTCACGAATAAAGATATGCCGTATTATACTGGTAGTGATTCAGCAGGGTTGGACCCTGGTGTGCTCTCCGGTAAGTTGACAATAGGACCTACTGCTTTTTCATCATGGTTTGCACCGCAATATGCAGGTGTACGCGGTGGATATCGAAAGAAATATATGTTTATGTGCTCTAGTACCCCCACTATTCCGACGGTGCAACGAAGAGGCCAGATTATTGGTACCAATGGTACAATTAATTTTCATGAATACCCACTTCAAGCACCTCCTTCTTTTATTCAAAAGAAGTTGTCAAGATGGGCAGCACCCTATTCTGGTAATGGTCTGGCTGCTACTAATACCTATGTCAACAATACTTTAGAAGTCGAACTACCGTTTTATATGAATAAACGCTTCGCTTCTCCTAGAGTTACAACAGCTCAATTCCTTGATTGTAATTCACATACTGTCATGTCCCAATCAATAGAAGGAGATGACACCACTATACGTAATAATCCTTATCAACAGTTTGACGCTGTGGCTGAGGATTGGACTCTGTTCTTTTTTACTGGAGTTCCACGCTATTGGAAATATACATTAGATGAAAATTCCAATAATTAATTACAACTATAATATAATTCATAAAAATTCACTCGACCTTGTAAGGATTCGATCGAGTGTTGTATCTAGAATCCGACAATATTCATGCAACTATGGAAACATAGGTACGAATATAACCGTGTGGGCGACCCGCACGTCACATGTTAGCGCATGTAGGAGACATTTCTCGACTTTTTATAAAAGTTACTTGGTATTTTACCTCGAGATTCGTCTCGAGGCTTTTTAGCTAGGTGGCAATTTTAAGAGTCAGACTGCCTCGCCTGTATATATGGCAAAATTTGGTTTTTTATTCTACGTTCTTTTAGAAGTTTTTTAACTACCTTTTTTCAGTGTATACAATAGTTCCGTATGGTAACATATGGGGCGAGGTCTTCTCTGCAC